TTACCACGCGACAACGATGATCAAGTTATCCAGGCACTGTCCCTGAAAACTGATGGCTCTCACAAAATTGAGGCTGGGCAAACGTCTGACCGCTCCGGCGAATTGTCATCCAAGGTTGTTTTCCTTTACGCCACAGAGGCGGTTTATTTAAGATTTGGTGACGCAACTGTTACCGCGACAGCCACAGACCACTATTTTCCAAAAGGTGTCTGGTTTGGCTTTGCATTAAAAAACATTGAAGACGCGCATACACATATTGCTGCCCTGGCAGTGGATGCTGATGCCGTTCTTTATATTTCAGAGGCGAGTTAACAGGCAAAATGTACATAACAAAACAGCAAATGATTGAAAGATATGGTGAGCAGTCTCTCGTAGAGTTGACAGACCGCACCGCGCCATATTCGGAAGACATTGTGGACGCAGTCCTTGATGTCGCCATAGCTGATGCGGCCGCACTGGTCGACAGCTTTGTTTCCGGCCGGTACGATTTGCCTCTGGTTGCTGTCCCATCCATTCTTAGGGGTTACACAGGAGATATTGCTTTTTATAAATTGCACCGGGGGATGTACTCGGACGAGGTTCGCAAGTCCTACGAGGACGCGCTTGATTTCCTAAAGCGTTTGGCCGATGGCAAGGTCTTTCTCGATGTGGCCGGCTCACAGCCCAAGTCGTCCCCTGCTGATGCGCGCGTTGAAGGACCGCCCAGAATATTTTCAAAAGACAGTCTGGAAGGGTTTTAAAAATGCTTCGGATTGAAATTGAGCAGCAGGACAGAATAATGAGCGCGCTTCGTGAGCTTGGCGACTCGTCTTTAAGGGCCGAAGTCATGGAAGACATAGGGTCTTACGGCGTAACCAGCACACAGCAACGTTTTCTTGAACAGAAAAGCCCCGATGGTGAAGGATGGGAAAAGTCTTCTCGCGCTAAATCAAAGGGCGGCCAGACTTTACGTGACCGGGGAAACCTTTTTGACTCTCTGACCTATAGCGCGGACTCTAATAGTGTCGCCTGGGGGACAAATCTTATATACGCGGCCATCCATCAGTATGGCGGCGAAATAAAGGCTAAAAACGGTGGCAAGCTGAAATTTAAGGTTGGCGGTCATTTTGTCCAGGTTGACAAGGTGGATATGCCGGCCCGTCCTTATCTTGGCCTGACTGACGAAGACGAAGCTGAAATCACTGACATCGTTCAACTGCGGCTTTCGGAGGTGTTCCAATGATTGGTTCGTTAGAGCAGAGTCTGGTCGACCGTGTTGCCTTTTTAAACAAGAACGATGTTCTGGGCTACAGCTTAAAAACCGTTAAAAGCTATGGCGGTGAGGTGAATGGTGCGCCCAGGGAATTTTTAAAACATTTTCCGGCCGTCTGGTTTGTTTATGACGGCTCAACCGTCCTCCAATCCGGAAGCGACTTTGTTAAGTTCCGCTCAAAATATATGTGTCTGATTGGTGCCAAATCACTTCGTAATGAGGCCGCCGCCAGGCATGGGGCGGGCGAGGATGTAGGTGCATACCAGATGCTTGCCGATATGGTGGGTATCCTACACAAATTCACACCCGGCGTGGAGGGGGCTTCGGCGTTTGATGTTGGCCGCATCGTGCCTTTATATGCTGACCGGTCTGACAAATCCATGGCCGCCGTTTACGCAATCGAGCTGTCTATTGCTCACTCTGTATCGAGGACCGATTTGGAAAGTGCGGCCGCTTCACCGCTTTCAATTATCCACACAAACTGGGATTTGCCCCCTCACGGAAATGTCGGCCCGCAAATCCCGGATGACGAAAATGCCGACTGGACAGACCATCAAACCCTGGAGACCTAAACTATGAAAAAAACATACATCAAACCAGCTAAAGCGGGAATTATTGTTCCCCATCCTGAAACCGGCAAACCACTAAGCGAGAGCGGTGAGGCCGTTGAAATGTCGTCTTACTGGCGCAGGCGCATTAAGGACGGGGATGTTGTAACCGCTTCCGCGGCCAAAGCTGACAAGTCCTCATCAAAGAAATCTTAAAAAATCCATAGAAAGGTAAAGATGTCATGGAGATAAATTTTGCTCAAATCCCAACAGATATTCGTCTGCCGGGTGTTTATGCCGAAATCGATAATGAAAAAGCGATTAGCGGTACCCTCCAATATCCTACAAAAATTCTCGCTGTCGGCCAGATGACATCATCCGGTACAGCCTCCCCCCTTGAGGTGAAGCGAATTTCACAGCCCGGCCAAGGAAAAGCCTTTTTCGGGAGAGGTTCTATGCTGGCACTCATGTGTGAAAAAATCTTGAAGAATCAGCAAAGCGTCGAAATTCTGGCAATCGCCCAGGAAGATGATGGTGTCGGTGTGGCCGCCACGGGAACAGTGACATTTTCCGGAGACGCAAGCGCAACAGGGGTTCTTAATTTCCTGATTGGCGGCAAGCGTGTTCGCATTAAAGTCAGTGCAACAGACTCCAATTCGGAAATTGCCGCCAAACTGGTCACAGCCATCAACGATGAAAAAGATATTGCTGTCATCGCGGCTGTCGATGGTAGCACTGCAGAGCAGGTCAATCTTACTGCAAAAAACAAGGGTGAAAACGGTAACAGCATTACAGTGATACTGAATTATAACCTTGACGAGTTTACGCCCACCGGCCTTGAGGTGGCAATAGTTGCCATGGCCAGCGGTGCCGGCAACCCGGATGTTCAGGATGTGCTGGATGCGATTGAAGGACAGTGGTATACCGACTGGGCCATTCCATATACTGACGCGGCAAATCTGACAGTTTTGGATCAGGCCCTGGAAGAGCGTTATGCCGCTCTTTCCAAGATTGACGCTCATCTTTACAACTGTCGCCGTGACACTTTCGCCAATCTGGTTACGTTTGGTAACGGCCGCAATTCGCCTTTTGCCTCAACAATAGGCATTTCCAAGGATGCTCCAAACCCCGATTACGAATGGTGCGCCGCGCTTTGTGCTAAGGGTGCATTTGAAAGTAATCAGGATCCAGCACTTCCCATGAGAACGGTCGAGCTGGAAGGCATCCTACCACCCAAGACACTCTTTACTGATACAGAGCAGAACTTCCTTCTTCATAACGGTATATCCAACTTTGAGGTCAATGCCTCCGGTGAAGTTCAGCTGTCCCGTGTCATTACCAACTATCAAGAAAACGACATTGGTATTGAAAACACAGCTTATTTGGACATCACCAGCCCCAAAACATTGTCACATATGAGATATGATTACCTGGGATTTGTAGCGACACGTTATGCCAGGAAGAAAATCACCGATGATGATTATGCGGTTACGCCCGGAAATAACATGGTTTCGACAAAGACATTTGCAGCAAGTATAGAGGGTCGTGAGGAACTTTGGCGCGCCAAAGGTTGGACTGAGGGTATGGGCAAGCCGCTCGTCGTACGCGACGCGGACAGTCCGGAGCGTTTCAATGTCCTTCTAACTCCTAATGTTGTGAACGGTCTTCATATTATTGCCACCAAAATTCAGTGGGTGCTTTAAGCGTCCTTAAACCCTCATTTAAAGGAGAAAAAACATGAATGTTATTCACGGTCGCGCCACCATATTCTTTAACGGCGAAAAAATCCATTCCGAAGAGGATGCTACTCTCAAGCCGGGTGGAGCGGTTAACCGAGTACGCATGGTTAATGGCACTAGCTTCAGGTCCCAGACCGTCTTGCCTTCAGAGGTCACGTGTTCTGTCCCTGTTACCGCCCAGGTTTCTCTTTTAGAATTGCAGGCCCTGGCAGGCGTCGAAGTACAGTTCGCATCTGACACCGGTGTTCGCTATGTCATTGACAGTGCAGCCCAGACTGGCGACCTATCCCTCCAGGGCGGAGATAATGGCGGTATGGTCGAATTGACAATGTCGGGTAATCCGGCTCGGGAGGTTAGATAATGGTTGAAAGCATAATCAAAATAAATGACGGCCTTGAGGTAAGCATCCGGGAAATCAACGCTGGCGATATTATGGACGCAACCGATGCTGCCCAGGAGTTGAGAGTATTATCAGGCGCACAGCCTTTTCTTGTGGTCAATCCGACAAAACTCGGCTGGCATCTGCTTTTAAAATCCATCAGTAGTATTAGCGACGGCACAACCCCCACAATGGAGTGGTTGCGAAGTTTGTCGGCAGTAGAATTCCAGCTTTTGCAGGAAAAAACAGATGAACTGGATGCAGCTGTGGCCACTGAAACTTTGGGAAAAGGAGTTTCCGACCGGGGGCGAGATAGCACGGCATCATGAGTTTATTGAAGAGGTTCTGCTGAATTTCGTTCAGCTTGGGATCCCTTATGACACCGCCCATCGGATGCCGCTTCGCAAAGCATTAAAGCTTTTTAAAAAACTAAAGGAGAAATAAACAATGTCGAGCCGCAATATGAGAGTTGCACTTGTCATGGAAATGGTAGACCGCTTTTCCGGTAAAACTGGAAAAATCAATGCGGGCTTTACTTCTATTTCAAGACATGGATCTCGTGCCATGCGGACTCTGCAAGGTGCAACTAACAAAGCATATCACGGGCTTGACCGTCTTGGTAATCGCTATATGGCTTTCCTTACAGGGGCAGGTGGAGCGGCAGCTCTGGCAGGTGTTGTTAGCATGGAAACACGACTTACCCGCCTTGGGATACAAGCATCAATATCGGCAGATGAAATTGAGCGGCTTCGCAAAGAAGTTAATAAGGTGGCCAATGCCAAGGATATTCGCATCGACCCTCAAGAAATACTTAATGCTGTTGACACCATAGTAGAAAAAACCGGTGATCTGGATTTAGCCAGAAACAACATTAGAAACATTGGGCTGGCTATTCAAGCATCAGGAGCCGCCGGTACCGATATTGGTGCGATGGTTGCCAACCTATCTCAGAAATTTGACCTGAGAGACCCGGACAGCATTTTTCAGGCGCTCGACCTTTTAATCAATCAGGGTAAAGCCGGTGCTTTCACCTTGAATAATCTAGCAAGTCAGGGGGAACGCGTTACGGCGGCTTATGCTACGACTGGCCGCATTTTAAAGCCTGCAGTTAAGGAAATGGGGGCAATGCTTCAGGTGATCAGACAGGGAACAGGCTCGTCTGAAATGGCGGCAACCGCTTTTGAAGCACTAATGCGTACTTTATCTGATGCTGAAAAGCGCAAAAAGATTTCTAAAACCGGTGTCAGGCTAATGGATCCTGACGAACCTGAAAAAATGCGCGCCATTACTGACATTGTTAAAGACTTGGTCAAAGCCGTAGATGGTGACGTTGTAAAGCTAAGTTCAATATTCGATGCGGAAGCTATACGCGCCCTAAACGCTGTCGCAGCAGAATATAAAAAAACAAAGGGCTTCGGGTCTTTGGAGGGGTTTCTCTCACAGAGCAGCAATGGAGCCACACTGGTAGCAGATGCCACACGGGCCGCATCAAGAACAGAGGCCGCGGGCCAGAGTATTCTTACTGCATTGAAGAATTCTGTTTTTGAACAAACAGCAGGCCCAATTAAAAAGATTGCTGACATTGTTGGTGGTATCAACCCGGATACATTGGGAAAATTAACGACGGCTGCGCTTGGCGTTGTCGGTGCATTAGGCATTGGCGTTGTCGGTGTTAAGGCACATAAATTTATCACAGGCGGGCGTGGCAGATCAGCTGCTGGAGGTCTGGGCGGTTTGGCTCGTGGTGCTGCCTCAATCGCTCCCACCCCGGTTATTGTCTTAAATTGGCCCGGCGGCGCGGTGAGTAGTTTGGCTGGTATCGGCGGCGGTGCAGGTGCAGCTGGCGCTGGTGCGGCGTCCCGTGGGTCACGGTTTGCACGACTTGGGCGCATGGCCAAAGGTGCGGGAGTTGTTGGTGCCGCCGTATCGCTTGGTGCAGGCGCCTATGGGATTGGTTCATCTCTTAAAAATGGTGACCGTGCAGGCCTTTTCAATTCTGTTGGCGATGTAGGTGGCGGTATTGCGGGCATGGCGGCCGGTGCGGCGATCGGTTCAATTGTGCCGGTGATCGGAACTGCAATAGGAGCCGCGATTGGCGGTATTGCGGGCTCGTATGGCGGCGGAAAGCTTGGCAGTTTTCTGGCTGAAAAAACTGCCAAGGTAGATACAGGTGGCAAACTGAAAATAGACATTGATGCCTCCGGCCTAGCAAAGGTCACCGGGGCAATGAATGACAAAAACACCAAAATTGAAACCGGGACAATTATGGGAGGGGCATACTAATGAGTTTATTAGATCAGCTACGTAAAGCAACCTTCCGCGGTCAATCTATTACCATCCGGGGCGATGACGTAACCCGAAGCCGCAAGGTTGCAACCCATGAAATAATGGACAGCGACGATCCCATCCATGAAGACCAGGGCGAGGCAGCAAGAACTTTCAGTATGGAGGTTGTGGTTGGAGGGAGCAACTACAGGGCCGATGCTGACCAGCTGGAAAATCTGTTTCTGCAAAAAGGCCCAGGGGAGCTTGTCCTACCGCACCAGGGTGCAATACTCATTATCGTCAAATCGGTGAGCCGTCGGCATGACTACGATGATATAGGTTTTATTCAGATGACGGTGCAGTTTGAAAAAACGGTAGACCGGACTGCTGTCTCATCCATACCTTCATCCTTGTCCGAGCTTTCATCTGTAACCGATAAGTCCTTCGCGGCTTTGGCTTCGGATTTCATCAAGAATTATTCAAGCGATAGGCCGGACTTTATCCAGGCCGATACTCTGGAAAAAGCAAATACGATTTTATCTAGCCTCTCAGGTAATTTGTCCAATATAAATACCATATTACCAGATATCCTCCTCAACACTGGCGCGGCTTTTCCTTTGGCCGATTCTGTCATAGGCCTTTTTAAAACCCTGTCCGCAACTTTAAAGCCAGACAGGAAAACTGTTATCGCAAGCGGTCTTTTACCAGTCGTAAAGTCGTCACCTTTAAAAACGATTGATGCCCTGATCAATACGACCCAGCAACAGAGTACAGATTCCATCGACAATGTCTCTGTGATTTCGCAAATGCGGGTCAAGAACGCTCAGTCTGTCGAGCATCTTATCAAGGGTGCGGCCTTGACGTCCGCTGTGCAAAGTCTCACCTATACCCAGTTTGAAAGCAGGGAACAGGCTGTCGGTTTCCGCCACAAAATCAGCAAGGCCTTGTTGGTTCTGACAGATAATTTAGGTGCGGCAGGCTGGGACAATGCCTGGCAGGAAAGTCTGAATATGTTGTCGGCCACAGTGCGCGATATCAATGAACGTTTGGGGCGTCTTCCCAAAACTGAAAACTATGAGCCAAAAACCTCCCTTCCTTCAATATATTTGGCGCATATGTTTTACGGCGATGACCTTAACAAGGTCGAAGCTAAAGCCATTGATCTGGCCACTCGTAATCGCACTTTTCATCCGGGATTTATGCCCTCGGATAAGCTGGAGGTGCTGACTGATGTCTGATAAACCTGTTTTTAAGATTGTTGTTGACAGCGAGCCGTTCATTTTATGGGAAGGCACGAGTGTCGGCCGTAGCATGGACCAGGGCGGCGGGACATTTGAAATCCGCTTTGTCGACCCTTCCAGGGATATTATAAAAGCCTTTAGACCGGGCAAGTCATGCCAAGTCTTCATAGATGAAAACCTCTTACTGGATGGCTATATAGATGGTTACACCATACATGATTGTGATGGACATAAATTGATGTTCCGCGGACGTGACCGGGTCGGTGATTTAATCGACTGCGCCGCAACCGTATCCGGCCCGTATGAGTTTCGTAACCAAAAGCTGGAAAAAGTGGTTGCCGCCGTTTTAAAACCTTTCGGCATTCCACTGCGCGTTGCAAAAGACGTGGACACCGGTGTAGCGTTTAAAAGGCTGTCTATAATGCCGGATGAAACAGCTTTTCAGTTTATAGAAAAGGCCTGCCGGTTCCGTGCCGTCCTTCCTGTGTCTGATGGGATTGGCGGACTCATTCTCGCCAAGCCGGGCGCTTATCGCTCTGCCGGAAAGCTGGTTTATGGTGAGAATATCAAGCGCCGCACCGTGGACGTAAACCACCAGGAGCGTTTTTCCGATATCGTTGTTAAAGGTCAGGGCGCACCTGTTGATGATTACAGCAACGGAAAAACCATGGCCGGAGGCAAAGGTCAAACAAAGGACGCGGAAATCACACGCTATCGCCCTCTGGTGATCGTGGCCGAAAAAGAAGGGTATGACTTAAGCTTCAAGCAACGTGCGGAATGGGAAAAACAAAACCGCAAGGCCAAGGCGGCAAAAATTACAATAACAGCCCAAGGGTGGTATGCCGCCGAGAATGAGTTGTGGCAGCTAAACACGCTGGTGCCGGTCAAAGACCCGGTCATAAATATTGATAAAGATATGCTTATAAAAAGCATCAGTTTTTCTCGAGGGCTTTCAACAGGTTCAGAAACTGAATTGGAACTGGCAGTACCGGAGGCTTATGACCTCCCGGCACAAAAGGAAAGTTCCGGTGATGATATGTGGGAGGGCTTTTAATCATGGATGCTCTGAACAGACTGGCCGGCCGGATAAAAGGTCTTTTAGCGCGCGGTGTCATAAGCCTGATTTCTGATGGAGGACAATATCAATTCGCCCAGGTCGAAGTTATGGCAGGTGAAGTCAAGGCTGATGTCCAGAGATTCCAGAATTTTGGATTTACAGGTAATCCGCCGGGCGGCTCCATTGCTCTTGTCGGTTTTTTAGGCGGCGACCGTGACCACCCTGTCATCCTTTATGCAGAAGACCCCGCAACCCGTAAAAGCGGTTTAAAGGCCGGTGAAAGTGCCGTTTACAACGCCTTTAAAGATTTTATACATCTTAAAGAAAACGGAGAGGTCGAGATTAAATGCAAAAACCTGATTGTGAATGCATCCGAAGGTGTGCGGATGGCCAGCCCGCGGGTTGAAACCACACACGATCTTATTGACCGTACCGAAGATGGAAACATCAAAACAATAAACGATATGCGTAACAGTCATGATGGCCACAAGCATTTATCAAACGGTGATGACGTATTAACAGATGGCCCTGATACTTTGATGGGGGGCGGGTTATGAAACTTTATATAAACGATGCTGGCCTGCTTGATCTGGAGGTCGGTGACAGGGGAATTATTCAGGAAACCACACTTTACAGCGCGGCATTGAATTCCCTTTTATGTCACCGCCGCGCCAAGCCTACCGACTTTTTGTATCCGCCACAGAACCAGTCCGGTTTTGCAGTTCATCTGCGAGGCTGGTGTGGTGACTTTATGGATGAACTTTTGCGCCGAATAGGAAGCCGTAGTTGGACATTAGGGAGACGAAAACAGATTGACGAAACCAAACAGCTAGCCTTTGCCTATGATCGTGAGGCACTGGAATGGATGATTGATGACGGTCATGCCACGCATATCGAAATTACTGGCGAATGGAGAGGCATCGGCCGGTTAGATAAGAGAAATGCTATTTACTTGAAAGATGGCTCGGTTCTTAAAATAAACCTTATTCAAATATTGGAGGCGGATCAAAATGCCCTTTAAAAGACCTTCCCCCAAAGATATTTATAAACGCATGATTGCCCTTTTTGATGTGGCTTTCCCCACCAGTGATGCGCGGGTACAAAACAGTGTCGAGAATGTTCTCTCCCGCGGTGTCGGTATGGCCAGCAATGAAATGCACGGCCATATTCAAGAAGAGTCTAAAGAGATATTACCCCATACGGCGGTTCGCACCCTGGAACGCCATGCGTCTTTGAGAAACATCTTCCTGAAACAGCCACAGGCCGCCATTGGTTCGGCTGATTTTGCCGGAGCGGATGGAACGATTATCCCCGCCGGCACGCTTATGCAACGAGCAGATAATGTTGAATACACGCTTGAAGAAGACATCACGATAACAGATGAAACTGCTGTCGGTACTGTCGTCTGCAACAGCCTGGGTGCAATCGGAAATGCTGAGGCTGGTGTCAAACTGACTTTGATTTCACCTGTTGCCGGTGTGGAGTCAAGCGCTGTCGTTGCCGAGGGTGGAATATCGGCCGGCGTCGATGCTGAAGAAGTTGAAGATTTGCGCGCCCGTGTTTTGGAAGATTGGCGTGAACCACC